GTGAAGATTTAGTCCACCACCAAACGTCTCTTTTCCCCATTTTTCATTCATCTTTAAATAAATTCGACCACTCTGTGTCTACAACTTCACTTCTATCTAAGTGAGGTTGTTCAATATCCTCTTCTATTTTTACTTGAACGTCAGTTGTATCTCCTTCGTAGGGCACATGTCCAATAAAAAAGGAGTTGTCTTTAAGTATTTTAGGACCTGGTTTAGGTACGATAACTCCATGATTAATATATCTTGGTTTGACCATGCTTTACTCTACCATATTCGTTGAGTGTTTCAAAGGTTTCAATTTTTTGCGATTGTATTTTTTCTTACTGACTTTTATCCGTTGACGGAATAGTTTGAATTGTAGAAGGCGTGCGATGTAATTTCTTTTCTTGAACATGGTTCATAGTTCCAGCAAAACAGCTCGCCAGAAGATAACATACTATAAAAATAATAAGAGGAATCTTAAGTTTTAGTTGCAATTAGCTTTATCTAAATCTACAGGTTTGCCATCGCTATGAAACCATACATAAGATGAAATTTTAGTTCCTTCTTGCGTATAGGTACATTTTTTGCCTACAGAGCACGCGCTCAAGGCAAATAAGATGATAAAAAGTATAGCTATTTTATTCATTGTTTCCTTATTATATGTTTTCTTAAGGCTCTCACTAGTCTTTCTATATTATCTATAATGTCAATTAAAGTCTTATCTTTGATGAAGTGTTGTTCTGATTTTAATTCATCATACTCTTTTAAGGGAATTTGCACAGTTCGTGATAGACCGGATTCATTTTCATAAGAGGCAGATTCAGCGCGCTCTTGATCTTCTTGAATAACTTTTTCTATTTTTCCTTCTTTAACTAATTCTCTATGTTTATCAAAAATTGTTTTATCATCTACTGACATGATTCACACTCATTAGTATCATCGACTACTAGTCCTTCGGATTCTTTACACTCGCAGTTTGTGCACGTACACCCCTCGTGATCAGCCTCTATACAATGACACAGGTGTCCACATTTTTTACAAGTTTTTTTGTCCATATTTACTTATAATAGTCCTTCCAGAACCATTCGACAAATCTTTTCCACCAATTTTTAAGCATTTGTCCCCCATAATTGTAGAAGAAAGTATGTCTTCTAGTTGTTTTAGAATGCTGCTATAATTAGTATAACAACAATAACGCCGGCACCGATACACACTTTTTTGTGATCTTGCCATATTTGTTTTATAGTTTCCATGTTTCCTCCTAATGTATTTCTCCCCAATTGTCTCCTGCTTCGTAGTCTACCTTATTAGGTATCTCTAATTCAACTGCTGATTCCATTATTTCAATAATATATTTAGCCTCTTTATCATTTTTCACAGAAATGTCTAGTTCGTCATGGATCTGAATATGAGGTATAATGCCCACTTTATACAGTTCTAGCATGCATTTTTTAGTCATGTCTGCTGCGGATCCTTGGATTAATTTATTCAAAGATTTATAAGTAAAAGCTCTTTTAATACCGGGCCCATGTTCGAGTATAGCTTGTTCATGTGGAAGTGCTTTATGTATTCCAAAATAATTAGGTTCCCATAAATGGAAGCGACAAAGACGACCCAGTAGGGTACGAATCTGTCCTCGGTGTTGTGCTCGTTGAGAGACTGCATTCATTAATTGTTTTACGAAAGGAACCCTGGAATGATAAGTTGAAAAAAGATCTTCCGCTTTTTCTTTACTAACACCTAGTTCAGCTTGAAGTTTTGCTTTACCCATTCCATAAAATAATCCTAAATTAATGACTTTGGCTTGTGATCTAGGAATCTGTGCCATCTGTGCAACGATGTCATGAAAATCAGCGTTGCCTTCTTTATAAGCGTCCACAACTGTGAAAGCGGAAGGCAACTGCTGAAGTGATGCATAGTGTACAACCAACCTTGGTTCCTGTTGATTATAATCAAAGCACCCCCACACGCAATTGTCCTCGGGAATGAAAAGGGATCTAATCATGGGGCCGAGGTCTTTATTACGTGCGGGAATCTGTTGTAAATTAGGATTCGAATATGAAAATCTTCCGGTGACAGTTCCACCTTGATCAGATCTTATTTGATTAATATCTGCGTGAATCCTGCCTTTATGTTCGTGTTTAATAATAGTGTCTATAAAAGTTGTATGAGCCTTGTTTATTTCTCTGGTTTTTGCTATTTTCTTAACAAGAGGATGTTTATGCGAAGAGAGAAAGTTTTTTGTAAATGAAGGGGCCTGGGTTTTTGCTGTTCGTTCGTAAGGTAAATTTAATTTATCAAAAACTGTTGCGATGGATCGTGCAGCCCATATTTGGGCATCTATGTGTGTTTCTTTTTTTATCTCTTGCAACAATTTTTTTTCTTCTGTTAATAATTTTTCTTTTAGTTCATGAGCTTTTTCAACGTCTACTCGAACTCCTTTAAATTTCATATCTACTAAGCAAGGAAATAAATCTGACTCAAGTTCAAAAATAGACTCTAGATCCTGGTTGCTTAATTCTTGTCGTAATTTTTTCCATAACTGATACGTGACTTCAGCATCTCTTTCTGCGTAAGCTCCAACATACATCGCCGGTAACTTCCACATGTCTGATTTAGGATTGATTCCCCATTCCTTGGCACCTGCAACTAGAGCAGTTTCATCTTTGCCGTATCCAACATACTCTCGACCTAAACTATTAAGATCATAACGCATTCTGTTTTCATTAATTAAAGAAGCGGCGGTCATGGTGTCAACAATGTCTCCTTTGATTTCTATTCCCATCGAACGAATCCAACACACATCGTACATGGCATTGTGAAAAATTTTAAGAGAAGGAGATTTGCAAAGGTCTCTAAACCATTGAATTACCTTGGTTTTTTCAAGGTTTCCTCCGCCTTCATGATCGAAAGGAAAATAACTTTGATAGCCTTCGGTGGCCACAGAGATACCAACTACTTTTCCATTTCCAATAACAGATCCAGACCCTCTTGTTTTTAAATCAGGATCCGAAGTTTCTAAATCGATTGCAATTTGTTGACGGTCTTTAAGATCAGGAAATTCTTCCGGCTTAACCCATTCGGTTTGTGGTTTGAATAAAGGAATCTGCATTAAGAATAATCTCTTTCAATAATCATATCAATATAATGTTTTGCTTTTTCCAAGTCTTGAATTTCTCCTTTATGTGCATGTCTACAAATGTATTTAATAGCATTTCCTTCTGCGAATAGCAATTTATTGTCATTAATAAATTTACTGGGTTGAATCTTCATATCTTTATAGTGAGATCCTCCGATTTGTTTTTTGTAGGGGTTCATATGTTTAAATATATCCATAATGCTGTAAACAACGTAACTGATAATAAATCCATTTTAGCTATCATATTTTAAACTCCTTGCTTCGATCTTTACATCGAATTAAAAATAAATTTTTGCTACATCGAGTAAGACCGACATACCAAACTCTTTGTTCTTCGTCTTGTTTCATAATTGTTTTCGTTGCTCCTTTGATTGTGTTGGCGGTTTGATTTTGAAGAATCACTACATTCGTTGCTTCTCCTCCTTTTGAACTGTGTAGAGTTAGAACTTTAACTCTAGGTTTAATGCGTAAGTCCTCTCCGTTTCTCCTCATACTTCTAATATAAGTTTTGGTGGTAGGGGTTACAGCCGTAAAGGCCTCATACCACTGAAGACTTGAATCTAATTTATATTCTTTTTTTAAATCATTTAAGGTAAAAAGTTTATCATCGGTCTCTCTAAATTTTTTATTGAAACGTTCTAATAGTCTTTGAATCTCTATGGTGTTGAGACTGTTTCCTTTTCTCCAGGCTTCCCAGTTTAAAATATCTTTGTATAAAGATTCATTCATACTTCTTCCATCTTTGGTTTCAAAGTAAATGCCACGTCTTTTTAGTTCTTTACAAATAGGTCTTAATAAATCATTAGTTCTAGCTAAAATATACCAGTCCCCTTTTGAGAAATTAATAGGACTAATAGAAAAAAAGGATTGGATATTTCCTTCTTCAGGCGTAGGATAATAAGTCTTAAAGATTCTTGTTCTAATATTATCCAATCGATCCATAGCTCGCTCTTGAATTATTTTAGGGACTCTTTCAGATTGTTCTAAAGAAATTTCGGTTGCATCAAAATTAATAAAAGAATCAACATCAGCGCCAGCCCATCCAAAAATAGCCTGGTCATCGTCTCCTGCAACGTAAACATCTTTAGTATATTGTTGCAGAACCTTGATCATTTTCCATTGTAAAATGGACAGATCTTGAGCTTCGTCTATAAAAATAACATCAAATTGAGGTACTTTGGCTTTGGGTAATTGAACGTTTGTTATAAAGTTGTCTAACATGTCGTTGTAGTCGGTGAGGTGATA